GCGTGCTTGTCCTCAGCCTTGGTGTCGGTCGCCTTGGCCACGGTGTCCCCTTCGGTCTTGGTCGCTGCCTTGCTTGCAGCTTCCATGAGGTTGGACACGATACCGGCTGCGTCCACCTCAGTCAACTCCTGCCCTTGCTCTGCACCCTTCTGGATCACGACCCGGCAGGCAACGCAAATGTTGTTGTCCGTGGCGTCAGAGCGGAGCACGTTCCCCGTGGTGACCTTGCCGCAGACCGTCTTGTTGCTGTCGGACCGCTTGATGTGGACAACCTTGCCGTTGCGGACAACCGCAAAGGTGTGACCAAGCTCCGCAATCTCCTGAACCGTAATAGCCATCGTGGGCCCCCTCCGTCGTGCTCCGTCGTGCTGACAAGGAAGACAGTACACACGCCCCGGGGGCCGTGCAAGCCAACTACTGAATTCAGTACCTGCCAAGACGCAAGAAAGCCCCCTCAGCCGGGTAGGCCAAGGGGGCTCACTGATCAGCGCATCACAAGCGCGCGTAGCTGTTCCCTGAGGTCATCAGGGGTTCCGTCGTTGACGAGGGTGGCGTCAGTGTGGAAGTCATCAAGCGCCGTCTCACTCTCGTGAGTGTCCGTGGACTCAAGCCCCGGACGGACGAGCCGGACGAGCAGGAAGCCCCGCGCCTGTAGCGCCTGAGCCTCGTTCGGGTACCGGCAGTCAGTCACCACAACCGGCAGGTTCCAAGAGTCGGCAACGGCAACCTTGTCCATAGCCACGCCGACCCAAAACCCCTCGTCATGTCGACGCACCGACTGACCAGAGGTCTGAAGAATGCGCCGAACCTCCGGATAGTGGTCCTTGGCGTACTCCCAACCCACATCACGGACCAACTTGGAAAGCCGGACCGAGAGCCGATATCCACGGTCATAAGCCGTAGGAATCAGCGGGTCAATGCCAAGCGCCATTTCCTTGAGCGGGTCAGCGAAAGCCACCCGCGTATAGGCAGCGTGGCGGACGAGGTAACCGGCAGCCGTGTCCTTGCCGGTTCGCTTCTTGCCGATAAAGGCAATGTGCGGGAACTTCAAAGCAACCTCCCGTAGCTAGGGCTTACCCAACTACGGGAGCGCAAGGACTTCCCTACTTCCGGTGCTTCCCTTCCGCGTACAGGAACGCAGCAACGGTCTTAGCGTCCTCAAGACGCTGCACACCCTCACCAAGACCAAGCAGAGCCGCAGCAACCGCAAGGATTAGCTCAGACGGTAGGTCCGGCACAAAGTGAGCCGCTAGCGCAACGAGCGCCACAAGCACCGCATAGAACCGCGCGGCATGATCCTTCACAAATCCCATAAGGGAACCTCCTGTTGTTGGTTAGATTGCGCCCGCAGCACGGGCAAGCGTGACCCCCGCAGCGAGCACGCCAGAGACAGCAGCCGTAGGAAGTGCATACTTCCAACGCTCAAGCGTCCTTAGACGCTCCTCGTGGTCATCAAGCTTGTGCGCAACGCTCTCGCTGGTCTGCGTGAGACTCCGAACGTCCTCACGCATCCCAACAAGCTCGTCATAGATCTCCCGCGCGCCAATCGTCACGCCAAGGGGGTCACCGTTGCTCATTACTTCACCTTGAATCCGTACTTGTTCCCGAGCGCCACAAGGGAAGCCTTACCCGGGATGCCGTCAGCAGCCGTGCCCGAGTAGCCCAAGCGAACCTGCCACTTGGCGTACGCCTTGACAGTCAGCGAGCCAAACGAGCCGTCCGACGCGTACGCCGCAGACAGCAGACCAGCGGCCTTGAGCGCCTTCTCAACGGCCTTAACGTCACTCGCGTGAGTCGTCTTGCCCTGAGCTAGCTTGGGGTCCTTACGAGCCGCCTCAACGACGTTCGCGAGGCTCACCGTGGGAACGGTCGGGGGCTTGGTGGTCGACGTACCGCCGGAAGCCTTGGGAGCCGCAGCGAACAGAGCAGCCGTGTTGATCGCGCCCGGATCCCAGTGGTCGTTACCCGGAACGTTGCAGTGACCATAGTGGCCACCCTTGGCGAGCCAAACGGACCGGTCACGCTTGGTCGCGCTAGCGGTCTTGGCGAGCGGTAGCGGGAACTCATCCGGGATACCCCACGAACGGATAGCCGACATAAGCGCCTTGAAGTTCTTCCCCGGACGCCAGTACCCCGTAAACGGAGTAGCAGCGCGCCCAAGTACCTCAATCTGAATGCACGCACGACCCGTGCGGTTCGTACGCGTGTTGCCATCGTTCTTGAGGGCTCGCGCAGACTGGTCAAGCGGACCGTACTGCCCTAGCCGGTCGGTGGTCGGGTCGTACAGGAAGTGAGGCTCTGCGCCGATGGAAGTCAGGTACTTCCCAACGGAGTTGAACGCAGCGTTGCCCGCCCCGCTCTCCGTCGTGTGCCAGACCACACGCGCCGGACGGTTGGGGCTGTCCATAGCCCCGCCAATCTTGCCGCTACCTAGGCGCTCAGCGCCCGAAACCCACGTAGTACCCATGCGGGTAGCTCCTTTCGAGAAAAGGGAACCCCCCGCCCGGTCGTGCCCTACCGGACGAGGGGAAGTCAGATACTGAATTCAGTAGTTGGTTAGAGAGACGTAAAGCAGCCGTTGAACCCGACCCACGGGGGCTTAGCCGTGGCAGACGCGCCATACAGGCGTAGCCAACCGTCCGTAGTGATGTCGAGCTTGAGAGTGATTCGATCGCTGCTCACGTCAGAGCACGGAACAACGATCGTTCGCAGAGAAGCCGGACGCGCGGACGTCGGAAGCGCGGACGTGTTCAGCTCAAAGTACGAGGGAATAGACCCCGGGTAGGACGAGCGGGAGATGCCACCCCGAAACATGATCGTGTCCTCACCAAAGAGGTTCACAACCCGGTACTGAAACGTTCCCTGAGAGTTGCCGTTGTTCGTCCAGCCGGACGCGAGAGAAACGCTCTTCCAAGTGTTCGTGCCCGACGCGAACGACACCCAAGCGGAACCGTCGTACACCTGAAGTAGGTTGACATCCTTGAGCCAAGTCACCATGCCCTCAACGGGCTTGCTGATAGTCGCTCCTCGCGTAACCGCTGAGGCGAACGACATGACTAGCTTGGGGGTCATGTTCGTGACTAGCCCCTCAGCGAGGCTCTGAGCGTTGGGCTTATCGGTCAGCGTGGGGTACGGGATGTTCTGGCCGTATGTATCGGTTAGGGGCACTGGCGTTCTCCTTAGTCAATGCGGTAGCGCACGCCGTTGACGCTGCACCACGTAGTCACTCCGGTAGGCGGGATAATCACGCAACCACCGTCAGTGTTGAAATCAATCTTTGTGGCGACACCACCGGCAGCCGCCGAGACAGAACGCTTAGACAGCGGACGGAAGCCGGAAGGCATGGTGAAGAACTGACCACCATTCGGAGGGCTTCCGGAGGTAGCCCACGACATGCCGCCGCACCACTCAATGAACGTAGATCCGTGGTCGACAATCCGCCGGTACTGAACGGTTCCGTTGCTATTTCCGCTGTTCGTATATCCGCTCACGAGCGAGGCAGAGACCCACTGAGGGTCAGGCGTAGCCGTCTGGTAGGCGCCCACACAGACCCAACCGCCCATGGTCTTAACCATCTGAACGGAGTCCCCAACCGTGGGGCTCGCATAGCCGGTCAGAAGTCGCACGCTAGGGAACACGTCCGCAGCGCGCGAAACATCAACCGTGCCATCGGAGTTGACAGCCGAGACCACACCCATACGAGCCATGGACTCAAGCAGCCCGGAAGTCTTCACGGACTGCACCGCCGCACCAAGTAGCTTGTCTACAGCCGCCATTACGCGTCCTCGTCCCGTCCGCCGATGGTGTCGATAGTGAACGCTCCCCCATCGGACGAGAGCGGAACTTCAAAGGCGTTGACAAGGTGAAGCTCAGGCAGGATGCCCGGACCGTAGTCCACACGGATCCAATCCCCCGCATCTAGCGCAGGGTTGGGGATCGCAGACACAGAGACCGAACGGTTCGGAGCGCGACCCTTACGCAGAAGCGCAAGCGCCATAGCGTTGGCCTGAGAGTCGGTCGTGACGAGGCTCGAAGAAACCCGCTTGACTACCTTGCCGAACGGTCCCCCATACCTCAGCGGGTCCGTGCTATCCGTGATGGACACCGTTGCAGAAACCGGGGGCTTGTTGTCCTCGGAATTCTCACCAACGACAGTGACCCGGTTGTAAACCTCGTCACTCGAAAGCGACTGCTCAGCCGACACCATCACGCCAGACTCACCCGCAGACACATCCCAAACGACCGTGGGGTTTGAGTCCTTGACGGACGGGATGTCAGCGAGCACGAACGTGCCGTAAGCGTCGCAGAACAGTTCAGCGCCCACACTGAGGGCAACTTCAGTGAGAGCCGCCCACTTGTCCGTTCCGGCATCCCAAGTCTTAGTGGCAAGAAGCGTTCCGCCACTAGACGAGCGGTCAACGAAACCGGCCGTAGGGATCGTGTCCAGAATCTGAGTGTTGATGA